CTGCGGCAGTAGTTTTAGCCCCTACTAACACACCTTTGCCCATTTGAATCTCTGGTAAATACTAGCCAGAGGATTTCATATGGCATTACAAGTAATCAATGTAGGAACAGCACCCAACGACGGCACAGGCGATGCAATACGCACGGCCTACATTAAATGCAACGATAATTTCGGAGAACTCTACAGTAGAGTTCAAGATACTCCCCCTGCAAGTCCTGATGGCACTGCTGGAGACACTGCTGGTATGATTGCATTTGACGATCAATATCTTTACGTCTGCGTGGCAGATTTTGATACATCAAGTGAAATTTGGAGACGTGTGGCATTTGACACCACACCTTGGTAATACTATGGCCCAACCACAGTGGATAACCCCTGCAGGCAGTTTAGGCACTGTTGCCGAAGGTATTTTTTATCAGCAGGCCATGTTGGCCACAGTTGATCCACTGATCACTGGTGTGGTGTGCACAGCCACCAGTGGAGTTACCAACAGAATTACATGCAACAGCACACAGGGCATATACGCTGGTCTCAACGTTATGTTTGCTGGCACTGTATTTGGAGGCATCAGCCCTTTGGTTAGATATTTTGTGTTGGCAGTTCACAACAGCACTGAATTTTCGTTGACTGAAAGCGAATTCACAACCACGCCAATACAACTCAGCACTGCAACAGGATCAATGACTGCTGAATTTAGTCAGCACATAAGATTTAATCTTCAAGCAGGTCAGTTGCCCGCTGGAGTGCAAATAGCCGACAACGGCTTAATTCTTGGTGTGCCCAAAGCTGTGGCCAGTATCCAAGGTGTGCCCACCGAAGTTGGCCAAGACGTAACCAGCAAATTCACTGTGAGAGCCTACACAACAAACTTTATCAATGGCCAGTTTGTGTTGGACAAAATTCGAGATCGAACATTTACACTCACAGTTACTGGCCCCAACCCCCCAGAATTTATTACGCCTGCTGGACAAATTGCTCAGTTCTATGACGGAACACTGGTCACTGGCCTGCAGATTCAATACACAGATCCAGATCCCAATGCAAATCCAACAGTGAAACTGGTAGGTGGAAATTTCCCACTGGGACTTTCTATATCCAGAACAGGTTTGATATCGGGATTTATAACTCCATTGAGTCCCATTGAAGTCACAGCAGGATTCAGTAGAGATGGTCAGGGCTACGATGAATACAGTTTTGACTTCAGCACCATGAGTGTGAATTCAAACTACGAATTCACTTTGGAATTGACTGATGGAGTCTACAGCCAGCTTAGAACATTCAGCATCTACATTTATAGCAAAAACAGTCTCACAGCAGATACCACACTGATCACTGCTGACAATACTTTTGTTACTGCTGATGTCACACCATCTAGACCGCCGATCATTACCAACCCAGAAGGCAGCATAGGCACAGTTCGCGACAACAATTGGTTTGCTTACCGGTTCAACGGACTAGATCTTGACGGAGATCAAGTTGATTACGAAATAATCTACGATGCTGGTGACAGTGCAGGCATACCTGGCCTGGTATTGGATCAAAATTCTGGCTGGTTGTATGGCTATATACCCAATTTAGGAGCCAATCAACTGAACTATGAATTTACTGTGAGAATCAGCAAAGACATTGACCCGTTGATCTACAATGAATATCGATACAGTCTTACCATAACTGGGCCAGTAAACACTGAAATCGTATGGCTGGTACCCAGTGACCTTGGCACCATTGTCAATGGTGCAACCAGCACACTGTATGTTGCTGCCGAAAATGCAGCAGGGATACCATTACAGTATCAATTGCTGGAAGGTAGCAATTCATCATTGCCACAAGGACTACAGTTATTGCCATCGGGCGAAATTGCAGGCCGCACAAGTTTCAACACCTTTGCGCTGGATCTTGGGACCACAACATTTGATGTCACAATGAACGATCTAGGTATCACTGGACAGGATACCGAAACCACTTTTGATATGAAGCATGAGTTTGTGGTTCAGGTGTTCAGTGTGAATGGGTTGATTAATGCTACCAAAACATTCAGTATCACTGTCGACCGTGTTTACAACGAGCCCTACGACAATCTGTATATTGAGGCCATGCCGCCAGACAACGATCGTGCACTCATTGACAGTTTGTTACAAAACTCTGACATCTTCAAACCTGATTTACTGTATCGTCCGGACGATCCAAACTTTGGACGAGCGACCGGAGTTGTGTATAATCACGCCTTTGGACTGACTGCTGCTACCTATGCCGATTACGTCAGCAGTCTTTATGAAAATCATTACTGGAAAAATTTAACACTTGGCGAGATACGAGTTGCACAGGCTAGAAACAGCGCGGATCAAGTGATCTACGAAGTGGTCTACAGTAGAGTAATTGATAACTTGCTTAATGACCAAGGACAAAGCGTCAGCAAACAAGTAACGTTGCCGTATCCCATAAATGAAAACGACAGCACCGAAGTCAGCACTGTTTATCCCAACAGCTTGATCAACATGCGAGATCAAGTGATTGACACAGTGGGAGAAGTTGACAATGTGCTGCCCCTGTGGATGACATCAAAACAGGCCAATGGGCAGGTTTTGGGATTTACACCTTCTTGGGTGTTGGCCTATGCCAAGCCAGGCAAAGGCGATCAGATTGCTTATTATATCAAAACCAAGTTTGGCGAGCGATTGAATTTGATTGATTTCGAAGTTGATCGCTACGAACTAGATAGATTGTTGAGCAAAAACTGGGACCCAGTGGCCGACAGCAGCTACGGCGCCTGGGTGCCTACCCCAGCAGAAACAACATTTGATGTGTATGAAGGCTATCAGTATGATACACCAAGCCTGGACACCACTGGACAAGTTTTGACGTCCACAACCTATTCCGGCGATGGTAACCAACATAATTTTGCTGTGACTTTGCTGCCGAACACTGGAATAATTGCTGTGACAGTCAATGGAACGTTACAGAGCTATAATACCAATTTTACAGTAAACTATGGTCATTTGCCCAACTATGTGAGTTTTACAATACCTCCTGTTGTGGGGTCAACCATAGTGATTTATCAAATCGAAGACATCAGTGTCACTGATTCCTCTGGTTCTTATTCGGATGCACCAACCACGTTTGATCACAACAGCATGCGATTTATTGCACCGGTAGATATGTATTCCAATACTCAGGAATACGATAAATATCTTGTATTTCCCAAACGCACAATTTTAGGATAAAATATGTCAAGTAACATTAACCCAAACAACATCGACGGAACCTACCCAGTTGCTGGCCAGGACAACAACTCTCAAGGTTTCCGTGACAACTTTACCAATACCAAAACAAACTTTCAGTATGCTGCTGATGAAATCACAGATCTGCAAAGCAATGCAATTCTTAAATCTGCGCTGACTGGAACCACTCTCAACAACGACATGTTGGGAAGTCTGGTCTATAATGGCACAGCAGCAGACTTTGGTTTGATTAGAGTTTCCAAAGGCACCCTAAGTGGCAGTCAAACCATTGATTTTTCTGCTGGACATTTTCAAACACTGACCACTGGTGGATCAGTTAGTTTGTCATTTAGCAATTTCCCCGCTGTAGGTGTGACTGGCATAGTTTTTGTGCAGATCACTGTGGCCAGCACTGCTCATACCTTGACATTGCCGGCTGCTGTCAGCATCAATGCACAAGGCATACAGGGATTGAACCCAGCCACCAATGTGATCACATTTGCAGCCATTGGCACATATCTTTTGCAGTTTGTGACCAGCGACAACGGTAGCACCATTACCATAGTCGATCCCAACAAGCAACTTGCACCGTTCAACAACAGCTCAGAAGATTTGGCCGACGGAGCCGCTGCCAATTTGGCATTGACTACCAGCTACTTCTCAACCGCAGCAGCCGAAACAGCTACATTGGCAGCAGGCGTTAACGGACAAATCAAAACGTTTGCGATGTATGCCAACAGCGGAGACATGGTGATCACTGTGGCCAATGCAGGTTGGAAAACATCGGGATCGGGAACCATTACATTCAATACGCTGGGCGAGGCTTGCACACTGCAATACATCAACTCAAAATGGTTCTGTATCGGCAACAACGGTTGTGTGTTTGCCTAATTAATTGACAGCACCCATGTTGTGCTGTAAAATATATACATGGAACATCCTTTAATTCCCAACTTAGATGATTTAAAGATCGACGAGTTGGGAGCTAAAATTACCGAGCTCAATCAAAAACTAAAAATTGCTCAAAACATGGGCAATGGCCATCTCTGTAATCAAATCCGTATGGCAATTGAGAGCTATCAAACCAAGCATTCTCAACGACTTCAAGAAACGTATCAAGCGGCCAATCGCGATCTTGGTAAAAATCTCGACGACAAAATTGACATCCAATGAACGTTAAACTAAGATACTCAATAACTTTTCCTGCTGCTGCCTGGTTTGAAGAGCATTTGCTGATGGGAAACTATTCGTTGACTTTGAGCTTGCTGACTCAAACACTGGATCCTGTGGATCAAAATATTGCATTGGATAGAATCAAGTATTTTTTGTTCAACGAAATTCACAGCACAATTTTTGTAGGCCAAGCCGACACTGATCAAGCCGAATCATTTGTTGATATTGGTCTCAATGTAACCACTCTGCCGCAGGAACCAGTAGACCAAATCGTGGGCATTGCGTTATACTACAAACTCAATGCTATCATGGAAGGTCGTATGAAGCTGACCGAATTGACGTTCTCCAGCGATACCGGCGACAATGTTGAATACTTTCACAGTGAAAACGAACAAACTGCTCTTTTTCCTGAACAGGGTTGGTGGAACGAACCTGGTCTTAGACATTCAGACATAGTGGTCGATGACGGAGAAACACAAAGTAACAATGTGATCTCATTGGCAACCACTGTCAACAGTGAATGGAATCAACAAGAGCTTGCGTGGAATCAAGTTGAAGTAACCAACGATTTGGCACAGGTAGTATTTGCCAATTTTGATCAAAATCAAAATGAAACAAAACACTAAAGGCGAAATGATTTTTGACGAGCAGGATCTGTGCGACTTGGTCATGCAGGGGCGGGACGTCACACAAATGAAACTCACAGTGGATCCCGCAGTGAACATTGAAGATGTTGCTCGAATTTTAGAAGATCCTGATAGTTTGATTACATGGACTTTTCCCTACAACAGCGATATCAGTGTGCCGAACTGGGACAGCCTACAACAACGCCGCTGGCACATGCCAGATCATTACAAAGACATTGACATTGCCGAACATGTGTTGGATCTATGCAGCACAGATGCAGAACTGCAACGTGTGGGTCATGAACTCATGATGTATCAAGAGCGAAATTTATTTGATCTTTTGAAGTATTTGCATTACCTTGTAGACGTCATGAAACAAAACAACGTGATCTGGGGAGTGGGCCGTGGCAGCTCGGTTTCCAGTTATGTATTGTATTTGCTGGGCGTGCATCGTATCAACAGCATGTTCTATGATTTAGACCCCAGTGAGTTTCTGCGTTAAATAACACTAACTAAGGAGAAACTATTGTGACTACCAAACAATATAGAACAGCCATGGGCAAGGTCGTGGACATGGGAGCTCTGATGCTGCAAAATGAAAACATCAGAGCAGTGGGCAACATGAATGCCAATGCACGTGGAGACAAACTGGACAGTGCAAATCGTGTGATCGATCGTAAAAATCAACAGATCAAACGTCAACACAAAAAACATGTTGCGCCCGAAAATCTAACACCAGCTACCAGTAGCGTGGCACTTCGAAAAAATGAAGTTGCAGAGATGAAGGTAGATCCCCGGGATACATTTTCTGATCTGCCCGAAGAAATTGATACCGAGTCGGTGCCTGAAACAAACACAGTTCAAGAAACAAAAGTTCCGCAGGGCGGTCTTGCTGCTGCTATTGCCAAGGCCAAGACTGTGCAACAAACCAAATTACCAACCCCGAGAGAAGCAGCCAAAGCAGCTGGAGTAAGAAAAATCTAACATGGAAAAGAAACTTGCATTTGAACCCCATCGCTTTAACAAGCATCAATTCAAGCCGCTGAAAGATCATGTCATTGTGTCTGACATGAATTTTTCAGGAAGGCAACTTAGTTCGGGCATCATTTTGCTCAATGACAACGGCAAAGCCGGCGGAATTCGACCGCGCTGGGGACAAGTCTATGCAGTAGGTCCCGAACAACAAGAAATCAGCCCCGGACAGTGGATTTGTGTGGCGCACGGTCGCTGGACACGCGGGGTCGAAATCGAAGACGAAGCTGGCAAGCATACTATTCGACGCATTGATCACAAAGACATCTTGCTGGTGTCAGACGAAGAACCCGCAGGCATCGACGACACTATTTCTGACGCTGTCGCAGGCTAACATGGGTTTTGTCAAACGCTGGAACGTTGGAGATATCCAGCGTCAGATCAACGCCTGCGCAGCACAAGTAAACAGCTCTTACAACGACGGTTTCACCACCTGGACTTGCAAACAAGATTTGCTTGTGCTAAAATATCAGTTAGACGAGATCTTGAGGTCTGCACCAACATTTGCCCCAGAACAGCAGTTTCTCAAAGATCTTGACAAAAACACTGTTTGGAAAAGACTCAATGAAAAAACTAATTAGCAACACCGGTGGTCTACAGACCTTCTTGGAAATCAAACCTGTAGAAGCAATTCCTGGAATGACCTACCTGCGCATTACTACAACATTTGAAGGCGCCAAAGACACCAGCGACGAGCGTGTGAAATTTGAGGTTTATTTGGATCCGTCTGAACTAGATAATCTGCGAACAGCACTGAACGAGTTCTCGTTATGATTTTTAATCACATCAAAAAGCTCAAAGCAGAAGGCAAACGTGTTGGGATCACCTTCTCGACTTTTGACATGTTACACGCTGGTCACATCGCTATGCTGTCGGAAGCAAAAAATCATTGCGACTACCTTATTTGCGGACTACAGACCGACCCCACTATCGATCGTCCAGACACTAAAAATAAGCCCGTTCAAAGCATTGTGGAACGCCAGATACAACTTGCGGCTTGTCGTTATGTTGATGAAGTGGTGGTATATTCCACAGAGCAGGATCTTGTGGACCTTTTGCTCATCCTCCCAGTTGACGTTAGAATCTTGGGCATAGAATATGCGGACAAGGAATTTTCCGGCAAGCACGAATGTAACATGCGCAACATCGAACTGGTGTTCAATGGTCGTGATCATTCATTCTCTTCCAGCAGTCTACGTAAACGTGTAGTTGCTGCCGAAACACACAAGGTGTTAAAAGATCAATCACAATGAAGTGCACCACTTGTCAAGATGAAATCAAACTGGAATGTGATTACAATCAGGGGCGGTGTCCCCACAGGAAACCTATGATAGAAATACAACCCAAAGACACAAGTCGCGGCCACTTTTATGTGAGCCTTGTCAAAAGCGGATTACGAATTGTTGCTGGAGTTTTCCTTATTGGCGGAAACTTACTGGTAGCAGGATCACTGCTAATCCTTGCAGAAGGATTGGGCATTGTTGAGGAACTGGTTTAACAATCATATGAATGAACGCATACAAGAATTGGTGTGTCGAGTTGGCACTGATACCAGCGGCAAATGGATAAGCGTTGACAATGCCGAAAAGTTTGCAATATTGGTAATTCAAGCGTATAATGAAGAACTGCGACAATCGCAACGAGATGTAAAAACTGAATTGGGCTACAGTCGAATCGGATTGAAAAACATATGAAAGAACTCTGGGTAGAAAAATATCGTCCCACCACAGTGGACGGTTATGTATTTGTGGATGATGCTCAACGTGAACAAGTGCAGCAATGGATCCGGGATGGCAGCATTCCACATCTGCTTCTAAGTGGATCACCCGGCACAGGCAAAACCACCTTGGCCAAGATGCTGATCAATGAGCTGGGTGTGGACGAATATGATGTTATGTTTGCTAACGGTAGTAAAGAAGGTCGCAAGATTGAGTGGGTAGACAAGCTGATCAGTTTCTGTCAGACCATGCCGTTTGGCAAGTTTAAAGTTGTCCTGATTGACGAAGCAGACTATTTGAATCCCAATTCTGTGCAGCCGGCCATGCGCAACTTGATGGAAGATTACAGTCAGAGTGTGCGGTTCATTCTTACCTGTAACTATCCCAACAAAATCATCCCGCCCTTGCACAGTCGATGCCAGGGCTTTCACATTACCAAGACAGATCAAACTGAATTTACTGCCCGAGCTGCCACTGTGCTGGTCACCGAAGGCGTGGAGTTTGATCTGGACACACTAGACAGCTATGTCAAGGCCACGTATCCGGATCTGCGCAAGTGCTTGAACTTGGTGCAGTTGAACTCGCAGTCAGGTCGTCTGGCAGCACCCAGTGAATCGGATCGCAGCACCAGAGACTGGAAACTGGACTGCGTGGACTTGTTCAAACATGGTCGAGTTCAAGATGCTCGTAAATTGTTGTGTCAAAGTGCCAGCCCCGAAGAAGCAGAAGATGTGTTTCGTTGGATGTATGACAACGTTGAGTTGTTTGGTCGAACAGCGGAGCAACAGGATCAGGCCATTGTGATCATACGCAACGGGCTAGTCAACAATACCATGGTCGCCGATCCAGAAATTAATTTGAGCGCAACACTAATTGAACTCAGTAACATCTCTTGAACCAGCAGTTGATCCCAACAACAGAATTACCTTTCTGTTGGATTGGGAACTCACAATGAAATGCAATCTACAATGTAGCTATTGCGATTCGGGATTGTATGGTGGTCGAGACAATTCCACAAATCACCCCGATTTATCACAGTGTTTATCGACTATAGATTTCATGTTCGAGTACGCAGATGTTTACATGTCAAATAAACCCAATGGTATCAAGTATGTGATACTGAATGTGTACGGTGGCGAAGCATTGCATCATCCTGATATTGTGGAAATATTAAGTGTGTTACGCAAGCGGTATGAACCTTACCAAGATCGCTGGCACTTGACCGTTACTACCACCACCAACGCCATTATTGCCCCAGCTCGGTTGGATCGAATCATCCCGTTGATTGATGAGTTCACAGTGAGTTATCATACTGAAAATACTTCAAAGCAAAAACAGCAGTTTCGAAATAATTTGTTAAAAATCAAATCCGCAGGTGTTAGACAAAAATGCATAGTACTCATGCATTCAGAGTCAGATAAATTTGCAGATGCGCAAGAAATGATTTCATGGTTAAATCAAAATGATATCAAATATCTGCCTCGACAACTGGATCATGCAGTTGAATTGGATTTTAATTACAATCGGCAACAGGTAATTTGGTTTGAAGGGTTATATAAAAAATCTTTGAATCATGCAGTCATGCATGATAACAAAGCTGATCTGGCAGATACCGGCAGAGCCTGCTGCGGCGGCCGTCAACTGTGTGCTGATCAAAATCGTCGAGATCCACAGAAGTTTGTGTTGAATAAATTTCCCGGATGGTACTGTAGTGTTAACCATTTCTTTTTGTATGTCAAACAAGTAAACGGCGAAGTTTATGTCAATAAAGATTGCAAAATGAACTACGATGGCACCGTGGGACCCATTGGTAATTTAAATAATGTTGTGCCAATCCTAGACCAGGCACGTGATCCAAATCGGCCTGTTATTCGCTGTGCCAAACAAAAATGCATGTGCGGACTTTGTGCGCCTAAGGCAGAAAATCTAGATACATATCAAACCATAATGAGGAAATATGAGATACCTAATCCTGACCTATTACACCAAACCCAACGGTCAAATTGACGAAGTCATGGCCGTGGCCCGAAACTTAAAAACCCGTGATCACCAAACGGCCAATGTGATCCTCGACTTCAAAACACTGAGTGTGTTAAAATGTAGCATGGGCGGCGTCCAAGTACCTAGAGACTTTGACCGCATTGCGGAATACTACATGAAACACTATGAGGCAACCATCACAAGGTTGTTTAACGAAAACGGATATGAAGTTTCATTAAAAAAAGATGAATCATAAAAAAAAATTTTTCTTATTTAAAGAATCGCAACATTTTTGTGCGGTACCATGGAATCATTTTGAAATATACACCAACGGTGATGTTCGTACCTGTAGCAAAGGACAAACTATAGGTAATATCAATCAACAGCCACTTGAGCAAACACTGCAATCGGCAGATATTAAAACAATTAAACAAGATTTACTGCAAGATAAACTCAATCAAAACTGTGTAGGATGTCATCAACTGACCACTGGGACAGAGCATTTTGATTTACGTAATCACT